GCCGAGTGACTGCATCGCCTCCTGTGCTGACATTGTGCCAGTTAGCAGGCCGGTGATTGCATTGGAGGCATTCCCGCTAAAGGCATCCACCGCACTCGTCAGCATGTTATAGCCGAGGCTTTGCTGGCTCAGGATTTCCCATTGAGCTGCGATCCGCTGCTGCTCGTACTGCGTGTCGGCTGCGTTTTTGAGGGCCAGCGCGTTCTGATGGGCCAAAACGCCCTGCTGCTCAAACTGCTGAATCAGCGCCAGCTCCTGCGCGTGCTGGTTGGCCAACTGCTGCACCGGGTCAACTTCGGCAAGTGCCTTCTGGGTGGGGTTAACCACCTGCTGCGAGCGTATTTTGGCAAGGTTGGCCTGATGCTGCTGCTCCATCTGCTCAGTGGCTGCGTTGTACTCCTGCAGATCAATCTTCCCGGCGTTCAGCGCTGCTTTCAGGTTCTGCATGGATTCAGCGTATGATTTATTCTCAGCCTGTTCCGGAATGGCATTAAGCGCCTCTGTTACCCCCTTCGCCGCTGCGGCTGCATCCCATGCGGCTGCTGCATATTTGCCTGCTTCCTGGATTTGAGCCTGAGTAGCCGATTTACCGAGAGACTGCTGCGCACGCAATATCGCCTGCTCCCGGCTTAACTCCTGCGTTGAGTCCGCTGCAAGCTCAGACTGCTGGCGAAGGTTTTCGAGTTTTTGAGCTATAGACTCAGCGGTGGAAGCAGACTGCTTCCCGGCTTTGTCGCTTTCCTTCCTGGCCTCCATAACCCGGTAGGTTTCGGCGTATTCGTCCTGCAGCGTTTCTATTAGCTTAGAATCGGTCACACCGGCATCAGCAGCATCATATTTGGCCAGAAGCCTGGCTCGCGCCTCGCCTTCAAGTTTGGCCAATGCAAGACGGCGCTCAGAGTTTTGAAACAGCCTCTTGGTTGCGGCGTCATCACCTTTGGTTGGCGGCGCATTAAACTGGTTGCTTCCGGCGTCCTTCTGAGCCTTTGCTCGAATGTGGGCTATTTCCCCCTCGTTCTGCTTCAGCTGCACTGCTGCCTGCGCCCTTCTGGCCTGAAAAACTGAGTCAGTTTCATACCATCTCTGGCCGTCTTTCAGCTCATTGTTCAGCTCCTGCTGGCGCTTGATCAGCTTCGGCATTCTTGAAGAATCGCCGACATTGTTGTTGTAGTAATTGAGGTTATCAGCGACGCTCTGCATTAATCCTGCAAGGGTCGTGGTCAGGCCTATTGCCTGGTTCAGGTCGTTAATGGCATTTTTGAAGGCCACATCGAGGCTGTTCTTTGCGCGATCAATGCTGACCGGCATTTTATCGAACTCTTCATTGACCGACTGCGACTGACGTTGAATGGCGTTCAGGGCATCCTGAGCCGTCAGTTTACCTTCCAGCATTCTCTTGCGAAGATCGCCGATTGATATCCCCAGCCCCGCTGCAATCTGGCGCGCAAGTTCAGGCATCTGCTCAAGAATAGAGTTGAACTCTTCAGCACGGACGATACCGCCAGAAATAGACTGGCCGAACTGCCGCAATGCGTTTGCCATTTCCTCAGTAGAGGACCCACCGATCGTGCCAATTTTTTGCAGTGTCGATGTCAACCCGAGAATTTGCGAGTTAGTGGCGCCAGTCTCCTTTAGCGCTGTCGTCAGTGATTCCCATAACCTCTCAGTTTCTGACAGGTTATTACCTGTTTGAGCCGCGATTGCAGACAGGGAGGCAAGTGTTTCCTTGGCTACGTCAATGCTGGGGCTCAGCCTGGCTATCCTCGCCTGTAGCGTAACCATCTCGTCGCCGATGGCGATAAGCCTCTTCGCTGCATCAATGGTGAAAGCGGCTGCAATGGCAACGCCAACTTTATTTAAAGCACCTTCGAACCGCCCGGCAGATCGTGATGATTGCTCAAACTTGGCGTCCATTTGGTCAAGACGCTTATTAACCTGCTGCTGGGCTTCGATAAGTCTGGCGACATTCATCTCTACTTCGTAAACGATATTGCCAGCCTGTTCAGCTCTTGCCATGCTTCCTCCGGGCATTAAAAAACCCGCCGGAGCGGGTTTGGTTTATTTTTAGAAAATTATATCTTGCCTTGAAGTTTGTATTGTAAATATTTTAACTTTGATGAGAATCCAGAATTAATTTTATTACCTACTGATTCGATAGTAACGTCAACGGAAGGCAATGCATTACCATCAATTATCACAGACTCAAGAGAGGCCCAATCCTCACTGAAAATATTGTATTCACATTTACCCAAACCTTTTAGTTGTACCCCAAAAGCATTGCTTGCCTGAAAATCCACAAATATATCGGCGTTTTTAAGCGTAAAAAGCCCGTTTCTCACCCCATCGCGCAAAGACTCAACCTGAAGGCTTTCAATCTTTTTGTTAAGCTCTTCTCCTGACAGCTGCTTAGAGCTGATAAGGGCCTTTTCCATCGAGTAGGAGGACGGTGATTTCATTCTCGATTTGATTATTGAGCTACATACTTCTGTCATTGCTGCGTTTTGAGCATCCTGAGTCGGCACCAATGCGATTGCGGCAACAATGCCACCCATTACAACTAACAAACCGAAAACAATAAGCTTCTTCATATCCCTATCCCCATCAGTAAATGATGCGGCAATCGTAGCAGAGGTAGATGGATACGACAAAACCCGCAGCAGCGCTACTTAGTAACCAACGCGATGAACAAAGGCACCAGTATTGCCGATACCAAAAGGCCAACCAGCCACTTCTGATTTTCGTCCATTTTGTCAACAATCCTGTTTTCCATGGACTTCATGTCAGACCGAATGCCACGCAAATCAGCTCTTGTATCGCTAATTAGCTTCTCCTGGTTTTCAGCAACCGTCTCAATACGGGTAATCCTGTCATGCATGTCACCACCTCCGCCACCACCACCGCGACCATTGAATCTTAGGTAGTCAGCCAAATATGAAACATCCGGATCCCTTTCTCTACTTGGCATCTTTATCACCACCCTCAATCCATGAACCGATCTTCTATCCAGAGAGAACGACAAAACCCGCAGTTAAGCGGGTAGAGAAACATAAGGTCTTAACCTTCTTTTCTCGGAGGAGTTCGGCGGCCTATTACAAAGACTGTTGCAAGCCCAATAAGATCAAGCCCAATTAAAGTGCCAGCAAAGATGGTATTACCACGAAAAGCAAAAACAGAGGCAATCCCAAGTATCACCAGTGTTATCGCAAAGCCCATCCACTGACCTCTTTTGTCCCGACTTATGGTGCCCCTGATAGCCATATCCTGAGTGCTATGTCTGAATTTCTGCTCATTCTCCGCCATAGCAAACAGCCGTTCCGCCCCGCCGGGGAGGATCTCATCATAGCTCTGCATCACTTCGGGAGGAGGAAGAGGTCCGGAGTAATGAGTTTCATGCCTGACCATAGCCTGAAACTTCCCGCTACCAAGCAAGACGTCGATGATTTCTGGATTTGCCTCCAGTTACTTCTCTATCTTGCCGGCCTTTGCGACAACATCGTTATTGCTTTGCGACTTCGGCTTTTGCTGCATTTGCTAATGTAATTGCGCGTCCAAAATCACCACCAATGCGTCTGAAATCACTACGCAATGGATCGGTGCCAATGGCTCTTTTGGCAATTTTGACGTAATCGGTTGACGGAGCGATATCAAGAATGCTTCCGGCAGCGCGTAAGTAGCGGCGTACTGTTGCTTTCATGCTTCCTCCGATAGTTGAATGGGCTACAAGTGCTTACCTGTGTCAAGTGAGTATACAGTCAGTGTCTACAGGTTAGCAATATCAGCTTGATATGAGCCTGACAGCATGTACGAAGCCCACCTTAGTGGGCTATTTTGCCTTTGCCTCTGCTCGTTTGCGTCGGCGCTCTTCGCGCTGTTCTTCGCGTTGCATATCGTCGAACACCTTCATGATCGCTTTCATCATCATGAAATTGACGAAGTGGTGATTAACGCAGCCGTGAATGCGTAACTGCTCGGTGAACTCTTCAGCAGACCGCAGCGCCTCCATCATGTTCTTCTCGCCCTTCATGAACTCCGAGAAGTCGCGCCCCGCTCTGGAGGCGCATTCAACGATTCGGTTATTCATGGTCACGCCGCCGCATACAGCAGTTTCATCTGACCCTTAACGGGAAACGCAGCCATGCAACGGGCTTCGAAGTCCTGCTGGTCAATGCTGCAACTGGCAACGTTGGTAACGGCGATCAGTTGCTGCTCGACCTTCTCCAGCGCATCAGGCTTGAGGTGCTGGTGAATCTTCTCTCTGCTGTCGCCCGCTGCTTGTTTTGCTGCCTGATAGACATAATCAGGAAGCGCGACACCGTACACCCAGCGAGCGGTGATCTGACCGAACAGCGCCGGGCAACCGCCGACATGACCAAAGTAAGGAAGGCCGGACATTTTCGACAGCGCCTGATAGAACGGGTCTTTAAATCGTTTTTCCCACGATGTTGGTTGCTGGCAGACCATCAGGCCAACAATCTGATCTTCGGTGAGCTGGAAGTTTTTACTCAGCAGCAGATTTTTAATGTGTCGGTCACAGGCGCGGGCGAATTTGACAGACAACCAGCGGGCGAATTCCACCGCTAACTCCGGATGAAGCCAGGTCCCGCCGTTTCTCCCTTTCTCCACTCTGACTAAAAGGGGAGAAAAATCCTCTTTTACGCCGGAGCCAGCAATTCCAAGCTCCTCAGCCAGTTCGGCGATATAAATTTTTGTCGCCTCGGTCTTTAGCCAGTCCTTTGGAAGCTTGCCGTAATGTTTCGCGGCAACCGTAGCATTGAACCAGCAATCAGCCGTAAAAGGGAATGAACGGTCATCGTAATTCATTGGGATGATATTAGACATATCGGTAATAACCTTTTAGTGATGAACCTTGTCACACAGGAATCCGGCCCACAGAAAGGCACCGATAGCCAAACCGGTATCCTCAAGGGTCATCCTGAAAGGTTCTGTGTGTTGATATGCGCGTGTGAAGCGCGGGGAGTTGCGGGCATAAAAAAGCCCCGGACTATGCCGGGGCTGGTTTATTTGTTGGCTTTAGCCTGTCTGCGCTTACGGCGCGCAAAGTAGTCATCAGCTGCATGATCGTATTCTTCCCTGGTATACCCTTTCTGATCCGGGTATTTGGCGATGAGCATTAGGCTGAATTCGGTCATCGTCAGATTTTCAGCTTCCTCTCTGCTGATCCCGAAGTGGTTGCGTGCAGCGATAACGTAATCGGCAGCTCTGAACTCACTGGTTTTTTCATTTGTCTCATGGCGCTGAAGTTTGCGTACTTTGGCCTTTCCGATAATGCCGTGCATCATCAGACTTTGTGCAAGGATGACCATATCCTGCGGATTCATGACGCCCTTATGCCACACAAACGCCCTTCTTTTGGTTTTGCCGGGCTCCATCCAGCCAACCAGATCACCTATGTCATCATTGCAGCAAGCGGTGAGGACCGTGTGGGCGGCCAGTAGAGATTTCTTATCAAGATGTAAAGCAGAAATGTGTTTAGCCAGCCATTCAGGCACTCTGCCGTACGCTTCGACAACCCTCTGAATGAGAGGTGTTATTTCATCGTTGCAAAGGTCATAGAACGTCTGAACTATTTCTGCTGGCTCGCCGATGCGCGACATAGCCATGAATGATGGCCGGAAAAAATAATCCCGATCCCCGACGGTTACCAGGCATTCTCCCAGCTCTTTTAGCGGAACCATTTGCTGCCTCCTGTAAACAATATCAAGGGCAGGATCCTGCCCTTTGTTTTGCTTACGCCTCGACAGTAACCTCGTGGGTAGCCACGTGGTTACCATCAACCGTCTTCACAGTAATTGTTGCTGTTCCCGCCTTTGCACCTGACGGCGCTGACACGGTTACCGTATTGCCAACAAATGCTACTGTCGCGCACGCTGGATCAGATGAAGTAACCGTGAAGGCCTTGTCGTCAGCAGCTGCGGGTTCAATCGTTACTTTGAAGGTGGTGCTTTTTCCGGCGGCGATAGAGCTGGTCGTTGGCGCAACCGTCACGCCAGTTACCGGAATGCCTTCGTCCGCTTCGGTGATCTGGAACGTGTTGCCGTCAGCCAGTTTGAACTCAAAGCTGTAGGTCACGATTTCTTTCACACCACCGCCGTCACTGGCTCCTGATGGGACCATATAGCCCATATGGTAATAATCGCCCCAGTGGAAACGCATCCATACACCTGGCTGGCGGCGGGCACGAACCTCATCGACGATGTATTTCACGAACTGCTGAATGCCAAACTCATCAGTGCGGTCTTTAACGCGAACCTCCCCTTCGATGGAGTAGGTCGGGTCCAGACTGGCAATCAGGTTTGAACTCAATCCGCCGTTATCAGCATCAGAGGTCAGGGCCTCCGGGCTAAGGTCCCACGTTGCCGATGTTGGCAACCCCATCAGTTTCCAGTCGCCTTCCCCCGGAACCTTGTCGGCACAGCCGTAAGCCAGTTCCAGCGTCTTAGCGCGTCCAATTAGTTGTCCGTTGCCGGAGCAGCCTTTCATCGTTGCTTACCTCGCTTCAGATAATAAAAAAGGCCGCTCCAGGCGACCTTATGCGGTTTTATTCGGTGTTATCCGCCAAAGAGGCAGGCGAACTGCAGGCGCCACACCATACGCCCCTCGGCTGTGATAACAGGCGAAGGAATTCCGCCCATGTTGGATATCTGCCCAAGGCAGGTGTGCGTCATCGGGTTTTGCTGCACGTAATCGATGATGGCCTGCACATCGGTCTCTGATTTCGCGTAGTCGCCAGCAGACTTACCAGTTATGACATCCACCAGGACGTAATAATCAGCTGCCATATCACGATATACTGCCGTACCGCCGTTGGGCCGGAATACGATGAATCGCTCCGTCAATTTCCCGGTATCGGTCCATGTCAGCGACTGAACGGTATATCCGACAGTTAAACCGGCATCAACGAAGATGTTACGAACACGCCTGTGCATAGGAGGTGTCATAGCGAAAGCTCCTTCTTCACCACCGCGTCAATCTGGCTGCGGGTATCCTCGAAGCCCTTCGTTAAGAACTCCTTGCGGGCCGTTGCTCGCGTGAAGTTCTGTTTCACTGCCGGGTCGTGAACATAAACCGCATAGTTGGCGGAGTAACCGACGCGCCCGGTTACCCTGGTACCGTTAGCCGTGATTTCGCGGAACTGGCTGTTGATGAGCGTCGACGTATCGATCGGGGTGTAAAGCGCTGCCTGCGAACTGCCGATAAGCATCGCAGACTGGATTGCCCGCACGACTTTACGCCCCTGGACGTCTTTGATGATGCGATCGAGGTTGGCCTTGGCCTGGCGGATGCCGCGAACTTTAACGCCCATAATTAGACTCCCGTCAGAATCGCAAAATCATCAGCAATGCGCTCGAATGTATCTGCGAAACGGATGACCTGACGCACCTCGTCGGCATCAACTGAGCATGGATCCGGTGACGTTGACTCACCTATAAGGATGTAGTCGCCGTTTTTAGCGTTTGCGTATTCTGTCCATATTGTATTTTTCGCAACAATCTCGGCACCAATTCCGCCAATCCTTTTGCTTACGCCGCCTTCATAGTCGCAAAGGATGACCTCTGGAGTGGAAAATCCCAGCGAATCGCCATACTCATCAACGCCGAGGTTTCGCCAAATAGTTGCCTTGGCCGTGTAAGACCAAGAAGCTGCTGAACTCATTCCCGCCACCTCAATACCTTTGCGCCTGTAGCCTGTATGCGAGGGCAGTTAATTATCCACTGCCCCGCGGCGTTAACGTAGGCTGTCGTTTGCTGGCCGGTATCGGTGATCACCCACACCCTGGTAAACGTCCGCGGCAGCCGTTGCTGAACTGAAACCCATGCCATTAGCAGCCACCGACCACCATAAACAGGCCCACACTGTTGCCGGCGCTGATCGGTAGTTCACTGGTGCAGCCGCTGGTATCCAGTTTCGCCAGCGAGTCACGCAGCCAGGTAATGCCGTCATCTCCGCAGTCGAACGAGCGCGACGCTCCTGATGGCGCCCCCTGCGATTTTATTCGCCGGGCACCGGAAGACGTCGCCATGAGCGCAGCGGCATACATCAGGATGAGCTTTGCCGTGCATTCGTCGTATCCCGCACCATCGAGGCACGGGATAATCTTGTTCACCACGCAGAGAATCAGATCGAGCAGAGTAGAGGGGATGGCGTAACCCAACTCACCGAGGAACGCCTGCACGTCTGCCGCTGTGATTGGGTCAGCCATGGTTATTTCTCCTTCTTCGATTTAGTGCCAGATTCTGCCTGCTCTGCAGCATCATTGCCCGATGTAGCCACTTTCAGCATCTGGCCGTCATCACTGCTGTGTGCGTAGATGACTGATTTTTTGCTGTTGATGTCGGTCTTAACCATCAGCCCAGCAGCGCCCCAGGTACGCCAGATGTAATCGCTGTTGTAGAACGGACGCGGATCGGCAACGGTGCCGAAAGCCTGGCCTACAATCGGAGCAATCACGCCAGCGGTAAGCGGGACAATCAGGATCTGGTTACCGGTCAACTGAGCGTCTTCTTTAATCGCGGCAATGCCGGACAGTTTCAGAAGCTCTTGCAGGATGGTGTCAGACTGATAGTTGTCGCTGAAGTAGCGCTCCAGGCTGGAAATGATGGCGCTCGACACGTACCAGGTCTGCTCGGCGTACTGATTGTTGGTCAGTTTGAGCGTGTCGCGCAGCTTAATTGCTGCGTTACGGATCTGATTAGCAGTGGCGGATGCGCTGGTGAAGTCAATATTCAGGCCAGATTTGCCCAGGTCAACCATCGCCACACGCTCGTCGTTCTTTAGACCCTTCCAGGTCTTATCGTCGAACTTGATGTAGTTACCTTCCGCGTCGCGATAGCCGTTGTAGATGTAATCCACATACTGGCGGCGCACTTCGTTGGTTGACTCAAACTGAGCGTCAGAGATGATGTCGAACGCATCCGGGTTGTTCAGGCGAGGCTCACGCCAGTGGAACTTGAAGCCTGTATCGTGCACCGGAACCATAGTACCGTCGTACTGGTACTGCACAGCATCCAGCGCAGCGCCGATCTGGCCTGACATGGAGGTGTGAGCCCACATGCGGCCGCCAGACTTGGCGTATTCATACACCGTCTGATTGATGCGCACCGAACGTGACAGCGGCATCAGGTCGTTAAACAGCGTGAACTCAGTGTTCGGCTGGAATTGACGCAGCACGGTCTGGTCAAAGGCCTTGTACAGGTCAGCAGGTGAGCGAACAGCGTTGATGCCGTTGAGATGGTTAACAGCATTAAGGCGGTCGGCGATCTCCTGCATAACATTGACGCCCTGATGGTTCAGCGCGGCATTACGCTCCATGGTCAGCATACCGAACTGGTATTGGTTCACGGCCAGGTTGCCGGTCTTTTCGCCCAGCGATTTAGAATAAACAAGCATTCAGTGACTCCTTACATGATCACTACGCGAATGAGATCGCCAGCAGCGGCGGTAATTGAGCGCTCTTCGTCGCAATAGCAGAAATCGTTTTCACCGAGGGTCAAACTCTTAACCCGGCCGTTGACGATTGAAAGAGCGTCGCCTTTTTTGTAGGTGCCGGCCTCTGCGCGCACGTTCAGGAACATGCCAGGCAGCGGATGGATGCCAACCAGAAGATCGTCGACAGCAAACGTGTCATCTACCGTTTTGCAGCGCAGATAATCGAAGTCAGCGACATAGATAATCGCTGTCTCGCTATCATCTTCCGACGCCTTGAAGACGCCATCTTTGAAGAAGCCCAGGGTTCCGGGTTTGACCGCGGTGGCGCGGCCTTCACGGTTGAGCAGCGGATTAGGGAATACGCCACCGGCGTGAATTACGTGTTTTCCGTCTTTAGCCATTTTTTACTCCGGCATTTCGCTGACTGATTGGGTATTGGTAGCCTGGCGGAAAGCACCATTCAGGCCGGTAGAGGTCTGGCATTGAGCAAACAGCTCTTTCAGGGGCTCGCCGTCCAGCGCGTTGACAGCGATATCGGTCATGCCAAATTTGGCTTTTACCGCTGCGCGCATGTTGCTCTTCTCGCTTTCCGAGTTCGCGTTGATCTTGCTGTTAAGCGCCAAAACCTGATCGGTCAGAGCTTTTGCCCAGGCTGGCATCTCTTCATTGTTGGCGGCCTGTTCCGTCTTCTTTGGTGCGCCGGTGGTCGGGTCGATTTCTTCATCGTCCTTTTTCTTGGCGGTGACCTCTTCGGCCTTCATCTGGTTGTATGCGTCCATCAGTTCGGCATCGGTTTTACCCTCTACCTCTTTGCCGTTAGCCTTCAGCGCATTAACGATGAGCTCTTTCATCGGATCTGTTTCCTTCTGGGTTGAATCGCTGTTGGCGCTGAAAAACGCCTTTAGCTGGTTAAAGAATGTTTTGAATGAGGCGTCTTGCGGGTCTGGTACGTCAGCATCAGCGAGGTTGACCACTTCAATTTCGAGCTCATCGCCCTCAGCGTTGACAAAGATACCGACGCCTTCTGCAGGTGTTCCGGCGCCAGGCTCATCGAGCAGCACCGCCACATGGTCAAACATCATGTTGGTGGCGATCTCGTTGTACTTCTTGCCCTTTGACTCGCCATTAGCGGCAATGCCGGAATACAGGAGTCCGGTAGAGATATGGATGGGTTCTGAGTTGGTACCGGCGATCATCTCATCAAGGCGGTTTATAAGGCGCTTGCCCTTCTCGCTTGACTCGGCGTACTGGCGGTTAACGTACATATCACCCGTCACCTTCCCACCTTCGTGGCTGACGTTCTGCAGCCATGCGCCGACGTGATATTCATTCACCGCCCGGACATCGCGAGCAGACACATGCTTGCCGTCAACCTTCGGGTGGCCCAGCGGCATCGGGTTACGCTCAAGCGTGTTGTAGGCCTTTTCGATTTCTGCTGCCGGGTACAACTTCCGGTTCATCACAATATCGTCCACGACAGGCGTGATGCCGCGAACCACGATATGTGGCTTGCCGTCGATGGTTTCAGTGGTGATGTTTGAAGCGGAGTTGACGACGGTCAGCACGTTAACGCGGTTGCGTTTCATGCTGGGTCCTCATTGGTGGATTTCGGGCAATAAAAAAGGCCGCCGGAGCGACCTCATCAATTACTAAAGGGCTATTTTATTTTCGTATATAAAATTGCAAATCACATCGTAACGATTTGCAAAAAGCGACGCCTTCTCTAGGTAGTATGTATTTTCATCTGTTTTACCAAAAAATTGAAGGATGTAATTCTTGACTGCATTAGAGTCAACCAATTCATCGTTGGACATGATCATGCTGTAGACGGCCTTGTAAAATCGCTCATCATCCTTTGGATGCAGGCTGTCCCACGTTGAAACCTTAAGCCATGAGTCTAAAGCCGAGAAATCTTTCATTAACCCCTCTCACTGCTGTTGTTATATAGGCTAATTCTTCCACTGCTTACGTTCTTTCGCCAGCTTATCTGCCAACCCCTGATTGAAAATGCTGCCGTCGTCATTGAGCAGCACCGGAATCTGGCTGCAATAACAGTTGTACCGGTTGCCGTTCTCGGCGTAGAAGTCTCGCACCTGCTCGGTGGTGTAGACCTTGCCATGACGGCTGGCGTGCCAGCTGCGCGTCGTCGGTTTGAGTGCCGATAGCCATAGCAGGCCGGTATTCAGCCCCAGCCGGTCAGCGGCCCAGTCAGTTTCATTCCATTGCGCCTGGCGCAGCGCGCCGACCTGCTCAGTCTGAGCGATGGTCTTGGCTTTGGACATACTTACGTCCAGGCGCTTGCTGATGACGCTGGCCGTATCGCGAGGATTCACCCCGCGCGCGACCGCATCGGTAATGATGTTGGTCAGATCGCCGCGGGCGGTGTCGCTGATGACCTTCCAGTCGCTAAAAGTAGTCAGCCTGGCCGCCGCTATCTGGTTCAGATAACCGGGGCTGTTTAAAAGCTGCTGAAGCGTCGTCTGGCTGGCATATACCTGCGACTGTTGCGAGAGGTTGTTGAATGCCTCCAGCGTGCCGCGCTGCGCCTCTGCGGTGACGTAATCCATCGCCCAGAGTTTTTGTTCGCCGCCTTCCAGCAGGTAATCGTCGAGAATGGACTGTACCGCTTCAAGCAGATCAGCCAGTTCCTGCGCCGACATGTCGTAGATAAACTTGCCAGCGTTTACCTGGTAGAGCCGCATATCCTCGCCGCGGTCGTGGCAGAGGAAGTGCCAGTTGTGGCTGTTAACCTCTCGCTCTCTCCCGGTCAGGCGCTGATCAAACAGTGCTTTCAATGCGCGCTTGATGCCGAGATACCGGTCCTCGATATCCCGGAACATCGCGGTTACCTGCTTGGCCGATCGGGTCGGGTCAACCTTGCTGCGCGGAACTATCGGCAGCCCCACCTTTGCCGTCTGCTCCGGTGTAATCGGCCAGTGGATCATCGGTTGTCACCTTGTCATTCGGGTTAGGTGGTTGCTTTGGTTCAGGCAGAGGGGCTAGGCCTACAATCTCGCGTAGTTCGTTGGCGGTGAATGGCGGCTCGCCACCATAGAAGCCCGACGTTTTCTGGACGATATCAGCCAGTTTCGAAGCGTTCTCGATTTTCTCTTTTTCGCCAGGTGCAAGCAGGTCAGTCCATGAAATGGTGACCTCTCCATTTGTCGGCGGATCGATAATGCCCAGGGTCCAGAAGCGCTCCAGCAGGGCTGTGATTCGGTCAGTCAGGAAGCCGTTGCGGCGGGTATTGCGGCGAATGGCCCAGTCTGTTTTATCCTCATCGCTTGCCAGGCGCCCGGTCTGCTGTCCAAACAGGATGGTGAACGGGATTTGTACGGATGCTGCCAGTTCGTTTGCGGTAACTTCCCACGTTGGCCCCGGGTCACCAGGTGTAACGCTCAGGACGTGCATTTGTCCGGCCTGCATAACCGCCGCTGCATCGGTGCCGCGGTTAAGCTTGTTGACCTTATCGCCCATCGCTTCGCCGAGGTCGGTATAACCAGCTTTCTTAGCCTGATCGGATAGCGTTGCCATGTCGGTTTTTTCGCTGAACTCAACCGCAATCTGCCGGCTGGCGTTCTTCAGGAAGCCTTCAGCTCCCCCGCCGGATACTTTCTCAAGGTCGAGGCCTTTGTTGTATCCGGCCTCAAGCAGCGGGATACCAGACAGAACGTTGTCATCCTCTGAACCTTCGCAGAACAGGATCACCCTGCTTGGATGCACAGGCTCACCGCGCATCGGTCCGACGAAATCCTCGTCTCCAACCGGCTGCTCGTTGAAGTTGAACATCTTCGGCTGGCCGAACGTCTCTGACTGGCGATCGTTATCCCATTCAGCAACTGTCAGCTGCGGCTCCCATACAGGGATCAGCTTAACCAGAGCTGCTTCACCGAGCTTCTTCACCAGAGCGGTGTCGACTTCCTCATTCCATGACCGGTTATCTTTTATCTGCAGTAACAATGCGGAGTATCGCCCCACCATATTACGGCGATCGGCATCCTTCACCTTCGGCCACCATTTCTTCATGAACCTGGTGACGTTCTTTTCCCACGGGTTGGTTTTCTTTGCCTCCTGGGACTCATCACCGTCAACGATGACCGGATGGTCCTGCCAGCATCCATCAAGAAGGCGATGCACAACAGCGAAGCCTGCGGCGTTGCGCCGGTACATGTTGTAAAAGTCATGGAAGGAAATGCTTCGCGGGTAGCCAAACTCCTGATAGAGCGTCGGGCGTTTGGTATTGCCTCCGCCGATACCGATGGCGTTAAGGTAATTCGCTCGCCGCATTTCAGTGGCGAGATTGTTCACAGCCAGTTGAAGGCCGTTATCTTGTTCGCTCACTGGCGATGCTCCTTAGAAGAATACTGTGCCGACTTGCGCTTTGTGCTTGATATACCCGTCCAGACCGTACCGGACACCGTCCCAGCAGTGGTTATTCTTGTCCTCTATGACCGGCAAGACCTCGCCAGTGATCCGGTCAGTTTTGTACGAGTAGAGCCGGGCTTCTTTCGCCGTCTCTTTGCAACGTGGGTGAATGATGATTTTCTTAAAGCCACGCAGGCAAGTTATCCCATCCTCAACGCTACCCTGCCATTTCTGGGCTGCTGAGATATTGAAACCCTGCCCCTTGATATGGCTGATAGTTTCAGGTCTGGAGTTGTCGGCTTTGATAGGCCATTTGCGAGCCTCGGGGATGCCGGGGAATTTCGCCTCGTCAGTAACCCTCCAGTCTTCAAGCTGTTTCGGCGTGGCATCGGTTTTGCCAGCGTAAAACTTCCACATGTCATCGAGCTCTACACCATTGCCGTAGGCCTCGTATTCGATGTAGAGGTTGTTATCCAGGATGAACATGCGAATAAGCGTGCTCGGGTCTTTTGCGAAACCGAAGTCGGCGCCGAACAGCAGGCGCTCTGATTTCTTCCAGAGGTCGTCTTCAAAACTCTGCACGACGTATTTGTTCGCCAGCACCTGCTTGTCTGAGTTCTCCAGATAGGCGCCTTCCCAAATCCACGCATAATCGGCGTAGTCGAGGTTTTCCAGGTCTTCGAGGCGCTCTTCTTCGAGTACATCCGGGAACCACGGATTGTCGCTGTAGTTCATCTCGACAATCATCGAGCTTTTCGGCGGGTTCTTTCTGAAGAGTTTGTCAGTGGCGCTGCCGTCTTTCTCCGGGTTCCATGTCACCCAGATTTCAGAGCCATTTTCACGCACCGTCGGGCGCAGCTTCTTCCAGGCCGTCGCCGATACCGATTCAGCCTCATCTACCCATGCAACCAGAATGCGCGCCTTTGACTTAATACTGTCGAGGTTGTGGCGCAAGCCGCAGAAGACGTAGCTAACGTTGCGGTTTTTGGTGCGGATGTACTTTTCGCCAATATCGAAGTAATCATCCAGCCAGGGAACGGACCTGATCGCCTGTTTCACTTCCTCCATCGATGACTCTTCGAGGGAGTTCATAAACTCGCGAGCGCAGAGAATGACGCCGCTTAATCCGCTTTCGGCTGCCTGATACGCTTTAACCGCACTCATCAGCGCGAATGTGCGCGTCTTTGCAGAACCTCGGCCACCATGCGCGCCACGATAGCGAATACCCTCTGTCGCGAATACGGGAACGAGCTTCGCCGGGATTTGTAGGTCAACCTGACTTTTCATTAGTTGGCTCTACTCCTACCAGTCTGATCGTCGTTGGTCGCGGCGACATGCTACCGTCAGGACTGGTGTGTTCGACTTTTTGCTTATTGCTGTAAGCCTCACCCACCTCTTTTGCTGCCTGCTCCAGTAGTTGGGCCGTCATACCGATGTTCTTCATGTTCTCAGCAGTCGTCGACATTCGCTGCAGGACGCGAAGACGGTAGGCTTTGTTGGCGATCGGGATGTCGGATATTTCGTTGAGGAAGCGGTCGCGGGTAAGGTTGAAAAGTTCGACCCATTTTTGAGCCAGACCTTTCCCTGCCACCTTTGTCGGGTCATGCGATGCCACCTGCTGGCGCGTCACCTGAACCTTGAATTCTTTTTGTACAGACTCGACGATTTGGGATGGCGTATCAAAGCAAGCGAGCTCTTGAACGATAAAGGCTCTCACTTCTGGTTTTAGTGCAGCCATAACCCACCGTCCGTATAAAGCAGTATAAAATCACGCCAGTTTCAGCATGCACGTCCCGCAAGCTCTGGCAACATCGATATGAGCAACCTCCGCCGGCCTGTTAGCCGCATCTACCATTTCCTGCACGTCTTTGCTGGCGCCGTAACGCCGGACCACTCCAACAAATTCCTCGACATCATGGCCGCGAAGCTTCAGAACCGGCATCCCGGTCTCTTTGTTGAACTTCGGCGCGCCATAGTCATCGGTAGCCTGGGCAATGTGGTAAAGCTCATGCTCTACCAGTGCGCAGAACTCCAGATCGTTGCATTGCTCGCAGTAGTCGGCAGCCAGGGTGATGATGAACTTCGGAATACGACCGAACCATTCATGCATCTGCTGCTCCATTCGGGCTTTCTGCCAGCCGCCGGCACGCATCATTACCTGCTCACACTGACCAAGCACAATGCGCCCGCTTTTGACGAAGGAGCCAGAGGCCCACATAAACGCCACATCAGCATCGATCAAGTGCGCATGGTCAGGGTTATGGATTCGGCCTTCTTCGGTGAGGATGTTCTGATTTACCCATTCGCCGATTTCGGTAGCAGGGATCAGCCGGGTATAAGGCAGCCAGTTTTCGCCAGTGAAGTTGACGGGAGGGTATGGTCTGCGATTGTCATTTTCAGTCATGCAGAACAATCCTCTAGGTACCAAAGATACTTGTTCGGTAATTTCGACACCGATGCATCAACAAACTTATATAAAACTCTGTCAATGGCGCTTTACCGACGCCATTTGCAGAGTTTTATAAAATGGAGTTCACCTTAGCTGTTTTCTTCGGCACTGGTATCAAACAGCGCCAGCGCTTCAGTCGCTTCCTGGATTGCCTTACGGGTCTTCGAGACAATCTCGCTTTCCGTGAAAACACGATCAAAGGAGTCTGCGAAAAGTTCGGACTTCAGATAACTGTCGCCTACCCAGTCAATGGCCAGCTTGGCCGCTGCGGTGTCGTAGTTAACTTTCTTGATGATATCCAGACGGATTTGCTCGGATGTGGTCATCTCTGACATGTCTTACCTCTGTGCGATGTGGGGAGCATTATCGAGCCACCTCTGGAAGTGGCTCTGTAATGCCTTACTTCAGGCACTGCGTGGTGATGTATTCCTGCAGCGCCCTCAAGGCTGTTTGGTCGCTGACGATTCCGGATCGGATACCGAGAACGTTTCGTCCAGCAACTGCAGAGAGTTCGACGGTGGCATCATCGCCCACGCTGGGGGCGCCGGTGGCTTGGGTTGCGGCTGACACTGGACACTTGCCTTTGACGAGCACCCGACCACCATTATCAAACTTGCGCTGCAGAGCATCATTTTCAGCTTTTGCATCGGCTAATTCCTTCGTGTATTTGGCATCGAGCGCTGCGACGTCGCGCTGCCTTACCTGCATGTCAGCAATGGTATCTTTCGCCAGGCTGAGTTGCTCAGTCACTTTATCGCGCTGCCTTTTGTACTCGGTGGCGTTGTCGTGGTAGTGACTGGCCAGCCAGCCGAGGCTGACTATCAGGCAGATCACAATGGCGCTGATAATGGCGGTTAACCGGCTCATTTTTGACTCCAGAGACAAACTTCGCGCTCAATCTCGCGGCGAGTTACCAGACCTTTCCACTGCTTGCCCTTGGCGTAAGTCCAGCGGCGCAACTGGTCACATGCGCCTTTCTGGTCGCCCTGGTTGATTTTGCGCAGCAGCGTGGAGGTCTGGAAATTGCCAGCGCCGACGTTATAGGCGAACGAGTACAGAGCCCCGCGCATTGTCTCGGGGATCGGCTTCTGGATGTATGGGTTAATCTGGCGGGCGACGGTGTTCAGGTCTTTGCTGAGCAGCGCACGGCATTCAGCCTCGGTGTACTTCTTGCCGAGCATGATGTCTTTGCCAGTGTGGCCATAGCAGACAGTCCAGACGCCTACCACATCCTGATAAGGGTCATAACGCACACCTTCAAGACCATCGTTACCGGTTGGGCCAGTGATGAGCGCAGAGGCAATGGCTATGGCGCCACCGCCGCCGGCGATCACGCCAATCAGTTTTTTCCTCATTGATGGCGTCATGCTCACCCCTGTGTATCACTTGCGATCCGCTTTAAAGCCTCGGTTACCACTTCGGCTGAAGCCGGGCGGTCACCTCCAGGCTTTGCGGAGACATCAGCCAGATAACTGGCCAACAGCTGCGTGCGCTTTTTCTCTTCATCCAGTCGCTCTCGCTCTTCCTTGCGCTTTGCGTAATACGTCTTGATTGTGAAGAAGGCAGAGATCAGGGCGCCAATGATGAAGACATAATCCTGCAGACTCAGGACGGAAAAGATACCAAGCAAGGCTGACCACCAGTAAGGCAGATTGTGACCATCGGTTGGGTTCATACGTTGCATCTCTCACCTCCGATAATGTTCGGGGTGCTATCTGTAGTCAGTAAAAGGTTCAGGGCCGTCGGGCTGATTTACCAACAAAGCGTCGAGGGTGATTCCCAGGGGCCCTGAAAATAAAAACCCGCTCAAGGCGGGAAGAAATACCAAGGGTAAAAGTGACGGCGGGTAGCCGTAATGGTCCCAAGGTAGAGGGATTGGAGCATCTGGCGGGGATCGAACCCGCATTTTCTGGTTGGAAGCCAGATGTAATTACCAAACTACGACAGATGCAATCTGGTTCAGGGCTCTGCGCGGAAGGGCTTTGACGTGTCGTGCAGCACGTCTCTACCCAAGAGCTATGACCGGATAGCAGGCATAAAAAAGCCCAAGGCGTTAACCTCGGGCTTGAATTTTTTGTGTGTCGACAATCGAAGCTATGGCGACGATATCAGATTTACATGAAATATATGCCTTTCAGTTCGGTTTTGCAAGACTTACATCTAAATTTGTCGCCTTTTGTTGTGAACGTGATCGTGTTACCGATATGAGAGCATTGCTGTCAAGCTTCACAAAACTGCTGCGCAGCGCCAGCCAATGAGGAAGGTAGGTTTCTGTCCACGTGGACTTTGCTACACCAACCAGTTCCGCCAGCGCCTGGTATTCATACGTCTCCCGCCCTGCCAGCTCGGCTTTGACGTCCTGCGCTGCCAGCCAGATGAGTTGACGCAGGCGATCGACTGTTTTCTTTGCAATGCGCACGCCGGCCAGCTTTTCGTTGAATTGCTCCCATGCCCACCGGGTGATCGTCTCCTGGTGCTCCCAGCGGATATTGTCGCTGTAATTCCACAGTAGCCACGCTTTCTGGTGGTCTTCCAGCGACAGCAGAGCCCGTCGCCAGCTGGCCGTCGAATACTCAACGGGCAGAACGAGAGCAATTGATGAACCTTTTGCGCGGGACTGCTGCCCGGGAATTGGCGGGCTGGTTGGGTTTACCATGCGGCCGGTTACCGGGTCGGCTACTTTCTTCCTACCCCGGCTGCGCGCCGTAGCGGTGAATTGTGCGTTTTCTGCAAAGGCTACCAGTTGCCCTTTCGTGGCGCCGCTCAGATCGGCGGTGGCCACTATCAGCTGCTGGCGAACAAATTCCAAGTATTGAGCTGTCATGCTGCCTCTCCCAGGCGCTTATAGATACGGACGAAATTGCGTAATATTTTGTAGTCAACCAGCACGGTGCCGCGGCTACGCAGGAGGCGAAGCTTTTGCCAGCGTTCACGGATGCGTTCGATAACGTCACGGCTCATGCGGACTCCATCTCGGTAATGGTTAGCTCAAGCCGCCCACCTTTGACGACAGGCATTCTCTTCACGCTGTAATAATCAACCTGCTGGTCATCGAGCCAGAAACCTGACTTCGTCAGAGCATCGAATGCAGCCTTTTGCAGGTTGTCCAGGTCGCGGCGCCGGCGATCCGGCATGTGGCACTCAATACGG